TCCGCTAAAGGAGTGTCAAATGGGAGTGGCGGTACAGGAGGGGCCTCCGCATTGTACCAACTGGTTGACGTTTTGGCTAATGACACTGAGGACGGTGTTGAAGGTGCTGCTGCCGGAAAGGCACTGGTATTTGACGGAACTCATTGGAGAGCGGGAGATGCTGGTCTTAATGAGAGCCAGCTCTATTCATACCTTACAGCTAATAAGTATCTTACACAAAGTGCTGCTGATAGCAGATACGTAACATCCTCACGGAAAGTCATTGCCGGAACTGGTTTGTCCGGCGGCGGTGCTCTTACTTCCGATGTAACCTTATCACTGGGTACTTCGGGAGTTGTTGCAGGTACGTACACCAAGGTTATGGTAGATGCTTACGGAAGAGTTACTTCGGGAACAAACCTTTCCGCTACGGATATACCTAACCTTGACTGGTCTAAGATAACCACTGGGAAACCTACAACTCTTGCCGGGTATGGGATTACTGATGCCGTTACCTTGACTACTGCTCAGACTATTTCGGGAAGAAAAACGTTTAGTCAGAACATAGTATTCAACAATAACGGTGGTATAACATATACTGATTCAAATGTAGTATTAAGAAACTCAGACGGTCATACAATACTAGCTAGTTTCGGAAATGGTGAAATAAACCTAAGACCTAATGGGCATAATAATACGGAAGGTGCTGTTTGGATTAATAAGAAAGGAAATGTTCAAGCACCGTCAGTATCAACAAATACCATTACGATAGGAGATGCCCAGCTTGTTTATGATTCAAAAAACAAGGCTCTGAGAGTGAAACATAGGACAGACGGAAATACGGTAGGATTCTACTCGGACGGTTGGATTACGGCTCTTGGAGTGCAGACAGGCGGTGCTGGTGGAGGAAGTGGTGTCATAAAGACCGTATATAGCTTCACAAATCTTACTGACGGCACAACCTTTTCCGATTCAGACCTAAACAACACATTTAATGCGTACACGGTAAAAGAAATTTGGAAAATGGCGAAAGAAGGTGGTGGAGTAAAGAACATCGCCCAGTCGGGGAGTGGAAATGCCATAACAGACATGACACTTAGTTCTGACGGAAAAACCATTACTGCTGTATTCGGGGAAACATTCGCAAGGCAACAGGACTTAGGCACGCTTAACAATACCGTAACACAACTTAGTAACAAACTGAACAATTTCCTTGAAGGGCTTACAGGAAATGATACCTTAACCGAACTTCTCGCATTGAAAGCGGACAAGACCATAACGATAAGCGCAGGAACTGGTCTTACGGGAGGTGGAAACCTTTCCGCAAACCGCACATTGTCACTGGCTACCACAGGGGTTAAAGCTGGTACATATACGAAAGTTACAGTAGACACCTACGGGCGTGTTACAGTCGGTGATAATCCTACCACTTTGGCAGGATATGGTATTACGGACGCATATACTAAAACCGAGGCTGACGGGAAATATGTAACTATTGCCACGCCCCAAACTATTACGGGGCAAAAGACTTTCACTAAGAACATCGCAATGAATAGCGGTATAGGTCTGTCTTACAGTGGAAATACTGTTTTCAGAAACACTTCGGGGAACACTGTTATTTCAAGTTATGGAGATTCGGGGATGCTCTATTTCCGCCCTAATGGGGATACATCTGATGTCGGAGTAGTGCAGATAAACAAACAAGGTCATATCAATGGTGTTTCTGCGGGATTTAAAGGTGGTGTGTCTGCTGCCCGTCTTAGCGCAACTGAATATGTGCAGATTGGAGATGCCTATCTGAAATGGGATGCAGCGAACAATGCCGTGTACGTGATTAAAAAAGACGGTACAACTCCTGTGGGATTTTATTCTACTGATTGGCTGTCCGCTAAAGGAGTGTCAAATGGGAGTGGCGGTACAGGAGGGGCCTCCGCATTGTACCAACTGGTTGACGTTTTGGCTAATGACACTGAGGACGGTGTTGAAGGTGCTGCTGCCGGAAAGGCACTGGTATTTGACGGAACTCATTGGAGAGCGGGAGATGCTGGTCTTAATGAGAGCCAGCTCTATTCATACCTTACAGCTAATAAGTATCTTACACAAAGTGCTGCTGATAGCAGATACGTAACATCCTCACGGAAAGTCATTGCCGGAACTGGTTTGTCCGGCGGCGGTGCTCTTACTTCCGATGTAACCTTATCACTGGGTACTTCGGGAGTTGTTGCAGGTACGTACACCAAGGTTATGGTAGATGCTTACGGAAGAGTTACTTCGGGAACAAACCTTTCCGCTACGGATATACCTAACCTTGACTGGTCTAAGATAACCACTGGGAAACCTACAACTCTTGCCGGGTATGGGATTACTGATGCCGTTACCTTGACTACTGCTCAGACTATTTCGGGAAGAAAAACGTTTAGTCAGAACATAGTATTCAACAATAACGGTGGTATAACATATACTGATTCAAATGTAGTATTAAGAAACTCAGACGGTCATACAATACTAGCTAGTTTCGGAAATGGTGAAATAAACCTAAGACCTAATGGGCATAATAATACGGAAGGTGCTGTTTGGATTAATAAGAAAGGAAATGTTCAAGCACCGTCAGTATCAACAAATACCATTACGATAGGAGATGCCCAGCTTGTTTATGATTCAAAAAACAAGGCTCTGAGAGTGAAACATAGGACAGACGGAAATACGGTAGGATTCTACTCGGACGGTTGGATTACGGCTCTTGGAGTGCAGACAGGCGGTGCTGGTGGAGGAAGTGGTGTCATAAAGACCGTATATAGCTTCACAAATCTTACTGACGGCACAACCTTTTCCGATTCAGACCTAAACAACACATTTAATGCGTACACGGTAAAAGAAATTTGGAAAATGGCGAAAGAAGGTGGTGGAGTAAAGAACATCGCCCAGTCGGGGAGTGGAAATGCCATAACAGACATGACACTTAGTTCTGACGGAAAAACCATTACTGCTGTATTCGGGGAAACATTCGCAAGGCAACAGGACTTAGGCACGCTTAACAATACCGTAACACAACTTAGTAACAAACTGAACAATTTCCTTGAAGGGCTTACAGGAAATGATACCTTAACCGAACTTCTCGCATTGAAAGCGGACAAGACCATAACGATAAGCGCAGGAACTGGTCTTACGGGAGGTGGAAACCTTTCCGCAAACCGCACATTGTCACTGGCTACCACAGGGGTTAAAGCTGGTACATATACGAAAGTTACAGTAGACACCTACGGGCGTGTTACAGTCGGTGATAATCCTACCACTTTGGCAGGATATGGTATTACGGACGCATATACTAAAACCGAGGCTGACGGGAAATATGTAACTATTGCCACGCCCCAAACTATTACGGGGCAAAAGACTTTCACTAAGAACATCGCAATGAATAGCGGTATAGGTCTGTCTTACAGTGGAAATACTGTTTTCAGAAACACTTCGGGGAACACTGTTATTTCAAGTTATGGAGATTCGGGGATGCTCTATTTCCGCCCTAATGGGGATACATCTGATGTCGGAGTAGTGCAGATAAACAAACAAGGTCATATCAATGGTGTTTCTGCGGGATTTAAAGGTGGTGTGTCTGCTGCCCGTCTTAGCGCAACTGAATATGTGCAGATTGGAGATGCCTATCTGAAATGGGATGCAGCGAACAATGCCGTGTACGTGATTAAAAAAGACGGTACAACTCCTGTGGGATTTTATTCTACTGATTGGCTGTCCGCTAAAGGAGTGTCCATGCCCGGAGTACAGACAGGAACACTTGCCGACCTTAATGACGTGGAAATAACTGACCCTGTAAACGGACAGGCATTGAAATACGACGCTGCGTCAAAAAAATGGGTGAACGGAACCATTGATTCTTTCAACGTAAATCAGATGTGGGCTGAATTGAAAAAGGCTGATTCAAGTAAAGTCATAGACGCAAGTCATATCCCTACTTCCGTATTGGACGGTAGATGGGTGACTATATCCACCAACCAAACTATCACAGGGCAGAAAACATTTACGCAGCAACTAAAGTCAACTGTTGCCACAGGGGTATCACCTTTGATAGTTTCAAGCAATACACTTGTTAATAATTTAAATAGCAATTATCTTCAAGGATATAACAATCTTGGGTTTATACACAGCAACTATTCGGCTTCTACTGTTGGAACTGCTTATGTCAGCGGAGATACACATATTATGCTTGTAGCTGAAATAAATATAAATACTACATATAGCACATATGTTATATTACTGTCGAATGAATTTTGGGGGCATCAACACTATTCAGCATTACAGTTACATATAGCTTGTACAAATAATGATAATAGTGGTAATAAAAGCCCAAGATGCTCTGTTCATGTAATGAGTTTGGTAGGTTCTCATGCAAGAGGCGTTCGCTATAAGATAGAAAATAATAAGGCATATATTTTTATAGAAGTTTATGGTGGAAATGGTTATGGAAGATGGGCCTCTACTATATTACAAAACTATGATAGCATAACAACTAACAATGCCAATACAACGGGTAATATTACTTTGAGATTTGCCTTTAACCAAGCTAACTCTGGGTTAAGTAATGCAAGTTATGTTAACTATATAAGCTCCACAGGATTAGCCACCTCCCATACCCTTTGGGGGCAGCCTTTCAACGGTACAGCCAACGTAAGCGGAAACATGACAGGTGTCGGTAGCGTTAACATGAGTGGTGTACTGACAATAGCTAACTCAACCTATAACAAACAGCTTGTAATAAGGTCAACAGGTTCTACTACAAAGAATCAAGGAGAAGGAATTTGGTTCAGATGTGATGATGTCAATCAAGAAGTAATATTACGCCATGAGTGGTATGATACGTTTGTTGCCGGATATGGACTTGCTGTCAGCAAGCATGATTCATTGGAAGCAGAGGATGCAAATATGTTCTTTTACAATACAGGACGGTTCATAGCAAAAGCACCACAAGGAACATCACCCTATCAATGCGTGTCTACTACTTTAAACGCCAATCTTAATGCAGACCTTCTTGACGGAGTGCATTTAGCAGGATTTAGTGGAAGAGAGGGTGTTATGCGTTCTTGGCTTAGAGGTAGATACACTACTGTAAACCAATATTTTGGAAATGGAAACGTAGTTACTATTGACCCTAAACCTACGGATGAGGCTACCCTATCTGCAAATACTACTGTGCTAAGTCTAGGTGACGCTCCAACAAGAAATACTCAGTTAGCTTTCCATTATGAGACAAACACGATTAACTACAGAAGGCATGATGATTCAAAGTGGAATGATTGGGTTGTGTTAATACATAGTGGAAACTACGCCAGCTATTCTGACGGACGTTACGTAAAGAAGTCGGGGGACACCATGACAGGGGATTTGACGATGAACAATACCAAAGGATTCAATATCGGATGGTTAACTAGAGTGGTTAAGACTTCGGGTGTTTGGATTCACGGTGGTGGTGATACAGCTTCTTCAACCGATGCAAATTTACGTTTCGGCTCATGGCAAGGTATAGGCTGGTATCCTACAATAGATTCTACCAGCGGTGTAAGACAAGGAAACAATGCCATGTGGCTGAATGTAAGAACAGGGGTATTAGATGTACACAGCAACATTACTTCCCATAATGGTTATCTAGCTGCAAACTGGGATTCGACTAGACGGTTGGTATTGGGCGGTGGAAGTTATAGTTGGATTGATTCAAGAGATTCAAGCAATAATGTATTATGCAATATCGTACTGCACGATAACAAGGTTTATATAGGTAATTATGTTGAATCGAGAAGGTTCGTATCTACCGTAGGCACAGGCACAGCACCTTATCAGTGCTCGTCAACAACATTGAATACCAACTTGAATGCGGATTTGTTTGATAACTGGCATTTAAATTTTTTCCCTAGAAATTACAATAACAATAGAACTTATGCAGTACAATTTGCTCTAGGTGGTACGGACAATGGCTGGAAAAAGATATTCGCTTGTTCTGAATCGGGAACTGGACCTTGGCGGTCAGTAACGGTTTGGGGTCAGATATGGTACGCTTATGGAAATCATGCACAGGAAGAAGTCAGATATTACCACTTCTGTGCCATCTTCCAAATGAGAAGTGGAGAAACTTCTTCTGGAAGCAATGTGGGAAGTGTTGTAAATTCGGCACGCCTTTATCTTCCCACATTCGCAAAAGGAATGGATAATATCCGTCTTGTACGTGTAGGAACAAACAATTTTGAATTGCAGGTGCGCCAGATTAGTTCATATAACAATGGGCACATACAATACCAATATTGGGCTAATGGTGCTAACGTTTCCGCATGGGAAAATCTGCAATCCACATCAAATACGACTGTGGCTGTATCGGCAAGAGATGCTTCTACATTGGCTGACAGTAGGGCTTCTAGTGCGGATGTGTGGACTTCTGCTAGAACATTCTATATACAAGACCATAACGCTGCCCATACGGGTACTGGTATTAGTGTAAACGGCTCTTCAAATGTATATTTAAAACTCCCCAATTCCATCCAATGCAGCAATTGGTTCAGAAGCACAGGAAATTCAGGGTGGTATCATCAGGATTATGGTGGCGGTATATATATGGAAGATAGCAATTTCATACGTAATTTTGGTAGTAAAAGACTGCGTATTCAAACAGACACCTATGAAACTCTCCAGTTGGTAAGAACCAGCGGCTCTGGAGGTAGCTCCATAGCTTTTTATAATGGTGGAGGAACTTTTAGGGGTCAATTAGGTGTGAACGCATCTAGCTGGTTTTCGTTTAATACTGGTACTGCTACGGCTAATCAAAATGTGGTTGAAATATCCCCAGCCGGAGGAATACACTCAAAGGCAGAGATAACAGCCAAGGCTAGCGGTTCTGATATTAGACTAAAGAAGGATATTCAGAATTACAATGCCATGAATATCATAAACAGGTTCAGGTCTGTAAAATACCATTGGAATGATATTGCCAAGGCTAATTCAGAGGTGTACAATAATGACTATGACCAGTTTGGTCTGATAGCACAAGACCTTATAGCAGGAGGATTTAAACAATGGGTAAGGGATGTGTTCCATGATTACTATACGGTTACTTATGAAAGACTTATCCCTGTTGTGTGGAAAGGTTTGCAAGAAGTTGATGATGAAGTCACAAAACTGAAAAAAGAAGTAGCTCGACTCAATAAGAGAGTTAAGGAGCTTGAAAAATCCCTGTGTGCATAAACAGGGATTGCTTTTTGCGCTTTTTGGATAATATTGTTATATTTGGAACAAATAAAAAACCGTTATATGAAAAAAATAATTATTTGGCTGGCAAAAGTATTCCACGTGGAACTTCCCAAAGCGGAAGTAATTAAGGAATATAAATGGATTCCTCTGGATGGTAAAATCATCGGGAATGTTGTCATTGAGGGAGATGTATTGATTGAAGGAAATGTAGAGGTTACGGGTAATCTTACCGCTACCGGATATATTACCGCAAGGGGTTCGGATTCTGAAATAATTGCGCTTTATGAAGGGAATGCTTAATTTCGGGCTTCTTGGTATAAGAAGATTAAAGAAGAAGGGGTCTTCTCCCCAACCCCCTGCTAATGATAAGTTTACATATAGTTTACCATTAAAATTAGACTAAATATGGGACATTCTAATGGAAAAATAACCGCACCCGTAGGCATTGATGCTGACATAGCACCTGTTTTGGGTGTGGGAAGTTATGATTTGGGGTACTTATGCTCCAATGCTCATGGAAAGATAAATCCGTGGGCACGGTACAAGCCTGTACGTTACGAAAGTCTTGCACCGGGTGCAAATGAAAAATGGTGGCAAGGATGGGATGGAAACTGTGGTATAATGCCTAAAAGAATTTCAAGTTATCAGGATTCCGTTAATTGGGCAAATGGAAGTATGAACGGATGGGAATACACCCCACCGACAGGTGGTAAGTTTCCATTTCGTGCCTTAGATTTTGATGGGTATAATCATAAAGCCAGAGCACCAATTGGCAATTTTCTTGTTCCCTCTCAGGCTATAAACCAATTCACAAGTAGCTCTTTCACTGCTTCATGTACCATTATGATGCCCTCAGAAGGTTCCCAATTGCTGGATGAGCTTAACATAGGGGATATTTCAACCGTAAAGGATTGCTATTTCGGAATATATGCGAAACAACGTAGTGGAAATCAGGGTAGAAGAGTTACGGCAAAAAATAAAATAGGAAGTGGGTATGCTATGGCGGAAATGATAACTTATGGTATGCCTACGGGAACTTGGGATGTTTACCCTTTTCTCTGTACGGCAATTCTTGAGCAGGACGCTTCTGATGTAGCCAATGACTGCTATTCAATACCTTTGTTATCAAGTAAGTCAATAGAGATTATTTCTTCTTATGTAAGCATTACCGTGCTTGCCGGACTACTTCCATCAATAGCTGGAAATACTACGGTTACTATAAGAGTAAGAAACAGTTCATCAGGTACAATCACTTTCAGGAACAATGCTTGGTGGACACGTTTTATAAATAAGGATTTCAAAGACCCATTGGTAATGGGAGAACAATATGGCAGTATATCCGATTTTGATGTTCCTGCCGGCACTACCAAGGAAATGGAGATAACAGTATCGGTTTCGTCACAATTGGTTCAGGCTAAGAACGCCAAATTGTGGGTAAGTCTTAATAGGGCAAGTTACATAAGCAGCTCCATATTCATGGTGGCTCCCGGCCAATAAAATAATAAGTTATGAAAAAAGTGGATGTATTAATCAAAGGTAATCTCTGCTGCTCGGCAGCAGGGGGGGGGGCTGATTGCTTGCCGGCAAATTCCCTCTGACTATGATGTAAGCGGGGCTGTCACTATTGAAGGTGACACCCGTTTTACTTCTATTGATATAAAGGACAAGACTGTCCTAGTTCTGGGTCATATAACTGCTTTGGAGAAAGGAGGTAACAATGGCTCATTCTAACGGAGTGATTACCGCACCTGTCGGTATAGATGCTGATATAGCTCCCGTACTGGGAGTAGGTAGCTATGACTTGGGTTATCTTTGTTCTAACGCCCACGGCAAGATTAATAAATGGAGCTATATAAAACCTAAGGAAGCCAATACTCCAGACTTCAACAATGCCAATCTTCCGGGTCTTATCTATGATTCAGTAAACAAGACCATAGTATATGATGCCCCGAAAACATGGTACAGGGCATTAGACTTTGACGGTTACGACCATAACGCCAAGCCTCCTACAATAGACAATGAGCTTTTGCTTAATCCTGTAAGTTCTACTGCTGTAAGATGGACACTTACAATAACTCCTTACTGGGCAGACCCTAGATATAATTGGGGGAGTATCTTAGGTGGGTTTACATGGGCTAACATGAAAATAAAGGTAGAAGTCTACAATAAAAACAATGTTCTTGTAGATTCCGGAACGTTTACTGTAAGCGATATTGCCGATACAGGTAGGGTTTCCTTGGAGTTATTAAGAAATGGACTGATAGTTTTTGGAGATACATTTATTTATCTTAAAGGGTATTTCTGCGACTATAACGGGAATGTTCTCTGTATGATTCCCAGTTCTTCTGACGGACTTGTAAAAAAGCCCATAGTTGTTACACAGAGTTTGTACATCTATATTGGAGAAACTACCGCCAATGCTTCGGGATTTGCTGTTACAGGTTCTCTTGTGGGTGGTGATGGAGGTACTTCCGCACAATGCCGGCTTAGCGTTACCAATAATACTTCCAGTAATTATGTGGCTTCCGCTGGTAGACCTTATGCACGGTATAGATGGAGGGCTAAAGACGGTTCCTATACAGGTTCATGGTCAGGAAATATATCCATGCCATCATGTGCCAACATACCAAAATCTTTCACCCGTATGGACACAGTGGATGCAGGAAGTCCACCGTCTTATGGAAATGTAACTCAATGGTACATAGATTATCAAGTAGTTATGTATTAAAAAGAAAAAGCCCACCTAATAAGTGGGCTATTTTTATGTATTAACGTATTCTGGGTCTGGACCGCTATCCTTTTTCATTCTAAGGATAACTGGCTTGATTCGGCTCCATTTATTAATCTTGCCATGGATGTTGGAACAAAGACAGGTAATAATTTGGTGATAACAGATTTAATTTATTATATTTGCGGAGTTATATAGGCACATTCTAAAGTAAAAATTATGGAAATTAAATTCAATTCGTTACAACAGGCGACTATCGGAGTATCGGGTAGTGATATTACCTATGAATGTACAGGTAATGCCAACATTTCTGGAAACGTCCTCAATACATTTGAAGGAGGTAACATTACAAAGAAAGGTGATGGAACACATCTTGCGACTTTCAGCTCTTTCAGAGATGGACAAATGAGTATAAATTTTGAAGGCGGTTCTCCGGAGGACTGGTCCAATCTTATAGAGGTTGCCAATACTTTCCTGTCCGATTTAAGAGAAAAGGTAGGCACTATTGATGTAAGTACAATGAAAATTTAAACTAAATATTGATTATGGCTGAAACTAAGAAAGAAAAAGGATTGACGCTCACAAAAGGAGAAACCATCCAGTTGGCTGCAACCTTAAAAGAGTTACATTATGGTAGCCTGTCCTCTGACGGGGCAATGAAATTATTGAAGAACACCCTTAGTGTATGCAAGGAACAGGATGCTGCCGAAAAGGCGCAACAGACTATTGTCAAAGGTTTCCGTACCGATGAATACAAGATGTTGAGCGAAAAGGTGCAGCAGAATGACGCTACGGAAGAGGAAAAGAAAAAATTCGATTCCTTGAACCGCACGGCAATGAACAAAATCAATGAACTTACAGATATTCTGTACAATGAAGAGGTAACTCTTGAAGTACAGAAATTCACCGATGAGGAATTTGATAAAATCCGTGAGGCTAACAAGGATAAGGTTACTAACGGTGGATTTGTCACCATTTACAAGTGGTTATGTTAAAAGGATTACAAAGCAGGTTTCTGTTGGTTGATGGCAAGTTCAACCTTACTTCCGGAGTGGAGAAGCATAAAGACAGCATTTGGTTTTATTGTGTGTTTGATACCTTTCGTATTTATGCTTCCGATTTCGGGGCAAAATTTGTCAACTTCTTACAGAAACCGGCTTCCTTTTTCGTAATGAACAGGACACTTATAATCGGTAACTTGCAAAAAGGAATCAAGAAATACATTCCCGGCGTTTCTGTAAAGACCGTTGATGTGGGTTATTTCGCCAACGACAGGACCGAATATCATTTGAAGATAGAATATACATCTACGGATGATAGACAGAATAAGATTGATGATGTGACTTTCGTATAGCCAGTTGTGATTTGCTGTTGTGACTTGCTTCAAATTTAAACTATAACTTTACTATGGCTCAGACAAAGGAAGAACTTTTAAAATACTTCGCCAGTCTTGACGTGGCACGCTTGCAGAAATTGCAGAACTATTCCAAGCTGCTTATAATTCCGGAAGAGGATTTGCTCTCAAACGCCACCATGTCGCAGATGGTTCAGAAAGCCCACTCTCTGGCTGATTCCCTTTTTCCCGAATGGACTGACCGCAGCGAATCGGACTTCGGAGAGTTCCTAGTGGAACTGTTCGCCATTTTTTCGGAAAAGGATTTTTGGTATCTTAACGCTTTCGCCAATGAAAGCATATTGAGAAAAATGCGTTCTTACAGCAATGCTTTTTCCAAGGCATCCTCTATGGGTTATCAGGCTATCACCTGTAAGAGTGCTTCGGCTAGTTTCAATGTACAATTCGTTGCCGGACCTGCTGCCACATATCACAGGGGCGACCTGCTTGTAAGTGTGGGTGACAGGAAATTCACCAACTGGGATGAGTTTTCATTGCCTGTAAATGCTGCCAGCACCACCAAACAGATTACTTTGCATGAGGGTACACTTTATGCGGAGGATTTCATGTTCAGCGGTTATTCGGTACTGGTAAGAAAGGAGAATATTGATATAAACAGCATTTCCGTGGTTATTGACAATATAACCTACACACGGGTGAACAATTTCGGGTTCTCATCTCCCGAAAGCACGCATTACCTAGTCATTCCGGAAGAGGACGGTTCCGTTGGGATATTCTTCGGTGACGGTACTTATGGAATAAAACCACCCATAGGAAAGGCTATCCATGTCGAGTACAGGAAATCAAGCGGTGCTGACGGAAACCTGTCTGTCCAGAACGCTTCCGTACTGGATTCCCTTGCATCACGCAGCGCAACTTCCGTAACCATGCTTACGGTTTCCACTGGAGGTACTGACGCGGATACATTCGCTGCCATACGTGAAAAGGCTCCCACTTATTTTGCCACAAAACGGGCTGTTATCAATGAGGAAATTGCTGAAAAGACACTCAACAATTTCCCGTTTGTACATAAGTCCAAGGTAAAGGTAATGGGTAGACAGGTAAGCTACATGGTTATTCCTACTTCGGGTAACGCGGAACTTAATTCTTCCGAGCTTTCCACGCTGAATACGGAATTTGTTCCCTATGTTATGGGCGGTTATGAGGCTAACCATGCAAACAACCAGTATGTGAATCTTCTTACAGCACTGGGTGCTACAAAATTCATAGTGGACGCTGTTGTCGCTCCCGGCTATGATATGGCTTCCATACGTAGCGGTATCTTGCAGGTGATAAGCGATGTCACCAATCCTTTGGTACGTGCGGAGTATGGAGTGGGCATAACCAAATCGGGTCTGGATATTCTTATCCGTTCCTCTGTTGCCGGAGTTCAGAACTGTACGTTCAAAAAACTTTCAGGAAGTTCGGAATCAATAATTCCCGAAGTTAGTTTAGGAGAACTGGAGATTTTCAGTACAATTGACACATCTAAAGTGGAGGTAAGATTAAATGTCGTTTAAAAGTAACATACCGGAACAGGTGCTTGCACACCCCAATACGAGAAAGTTCGTTTCCGTGATGGATGGGGTAAATGAAGTGAAATCGGATATTATTTTCACTTCATTACGTGCATATAATCCGGCACTTCTCCTTGATAAGAACTGGCTGCTTAAACGTCTGGGTGACTATGGGGTTGATTTCATACCTATGGAGTTTCCGTTACCTGTTATACAGCAGTTTCTTCTTAATGCGGATATTATCCTTGGCACAAGAGGGAGCAAAAAAGGCGTTGAACTGTTTCTTAGCGTAATGACACTGGGAACGGTATCGGTAAATTTCAATTCCTTTTATGCAGACCCACAGGTGTTGCTTCTCAACTCCCTTATACAAGGGCATATAGTAGGTGACACGACAGACCCCAAGTTCTATCTTATAGGTAACTCGGATATAATAAATCCTGCGGTTACTTTCTCGGCTACGATAAACAGCAAATATTTCGGTACTTCATATAAGGATATTATTGTAAGTACAATAAAAAAGGTGCTTCCGTCATGGTTGGGTTTCAGTCCTAACAAGACCATAAACATTACCACCAATACGGCAAGCAGCTATTATTTTCATCCGTTACTAAATCCGTATTTTGTATGAGTGCAATCATAGAAAGAGCGTTCAATAAGACGCAGAAAATTATCCGTGCGGTTTTCAGAGGTTCCCCTAACCTTATAACCACATCGGATTTGAACCGGCAGTTCGAGAGCATGAGGTATCAGGCTGACCGGATAGACGAACGTATCGGTGTAGTTAGCGACCTCTCACTTAAAGTGGAAGTTGAGGATAATACTTGGACTATCACACCGTCATTTACTTATCTTGAAGCCAAAGGTCTTGCTTTCAGTCCGGCAAAATCGGCTGTTTCATTGTTTAGCGAGAGTGGGGTTTATCTTTGCTTAACTGCTGATACTGAAACAGTTACGTATGCTTCGGACTTTAGCCATGAAATTGCCGGCGCATCATTTTCAGACGGTACTTCTATGGCTTCCGCAGACCAGTTGGTGTACAAGAACGAGAGCATAGTGGTTGTAAAAGACCCGTCCACGCTTAATAATTTGGTAGCCGTTCTGGCACGCTGCACAAAGGATGCCACAATCATTTACGCCATACCTAACAGGTCTACCATACAGGACTACGTGAAATCCGTGGTTAATCCTCTTTTAAGCAGAATACAGGTTCTGGAAACGGCTATTATAAATACCGTTACCGTGGGAAGTATAATGATGTGGAACAAATCCCTCTTGGGAAAAGTCACTATCGAGGATATAAAGAACTCCATTCCTTATGGCTTCGTTCCCTGTCACAGACTTATGTTGGGTTCTGCCACAGCCAATACCGAATTTGCGGCATGGTCTGCCTACTGTAAGGAACTGGGATTCACGATAACAATGACCGGAGGTTCCACATATTCAATCAATTTCGCACAGATTTCAGGAGTTCCGCTTATGGACGGACGTTTCCCGTTGGGTCCTAATACTGCCTACACTTTGGGTTCTACCGGAGGTAATGAATCCGTTACGCTTACTGAGAGCCAGCTTCCACCGCATACCCACGTATATTCCGGAACAAACAAGGATGTCGGCAGGTCTTACAATTTCACCAAGGCTAACGGTAAATCTGGAACTTATTCCAAAACCCAAATTGCGGAAAATGGTTCGGGAGCGGATGGTAACGACAACAGAAGTGCGGCTTCCGAAACCACATCCACAGGTGATGGCGGTGCAGTTAATATAATGCCCCCGTATCTGGCGCTTTACTTTATTATAAAGATAAAATAGGTTTTTCCGGCATTTGTTTGTTTGTTTCAAAAACTTTTGTATCTTTGTATTGGTATTTGATGCTAATTCTCTATGTCTTTATCTAAGGTTGGACCCAGTGATGGGTCTAGCCTTTATATTTATATATCATATAATATTAAAAACGAAATTATTCACTCTAAATACTTATTGCGAAGATGGAAGTTGGAAGTAGCTTGATTTTAAGCAGTGCCGAAATAACAGCTTTGGGTAGTACGGTTGACGAGGTACTTGAATCATTAACCTTACCCAATCCCGAATATCAGAACAAGATACGTTTCGGACGTAATAAGAAATTCTATTCAACCATACCCAAGACTCTCTGTTATGTATCACGTGAGGGTTCCGGCTATGTTTTACCTCGTTACTATTTTGGTGAACTTGGAAAGTACGGTAATGAGGGAAGAAACATTGACGGAAAATTCAGATTCGCACTACGTGATTACCAACAGACCTTTTGGGATGAAAACAAGAAACATCTTGAGGAAAGTACCGGAATACTCCTTGAGGGTAAATGTGGTAGCGGTAAGACAATAATGGGATTGTGGATTTCCCTTGAACGTGGAAAACAGACCCTTGTACTTGTTCCTACTTACTACCTTGCAAAACAGTGGCAGCAGAGAATATCCGAAGCGACCACCTGTTCCAGTATTGTTATAGGCAGCTCCGATACCGAGATTCCCGTTGACAAGGATTTTACCATAGTTGTTATGGACTTGTTCTCATGCAGGGTTCTTCCGGAGGAACTGGTAAGGAATGTCGGTCACGTGATAATGGATGAGGCCCATAGAATCGGTGCTGAAACCTATTTACCTATCCTAAAGGAAATTCCGGCTAAATACCGTACTGCACTTACAGCTACTTTCAGACGTGCCGATGGGGTACACCGCATACTTAAATATCATTTCGGGCTACATTTGGTTATGGCTAACGAGTTTCCAAGACCTCATGTTTACGCAATACGTACAGGTGTTACCATTGACAAGATATTCTCCAGCAAGATTCCCCATGAAAGATTTTTCCGCTTCATGGATGAGAACGGTCTTAAATACCATGAATCTACGGGGGCTGTCGAGTTCAAGGCTACTGACCGGCTGAAAAAACTTATTGAAATGTGGCCCACAAAAAACGTGGAGAAACAGGAGTTACGCAGGGTGATGAAAAAGGCTACCGACCTTAGTTATCCTGTTATTGACGGGTATCTGAACGACCACTCCGGAAGAAGAAAACTTATGATTAACCTTATAAGGAAATGCCTTGATGCCGGAAGAACCATACTTTTCCTCTCCAAGAGAAAGGACACCCTTAAAGCCCTTACCGAATTTTTTTCCACCTATAAGCCCATGCTTATCATATCTGAAACCAAGGAACGTACACCCGAAGAGGAAGCGTACCTGCAAAATGAGTGCCGGCTTATATTCGGAGTGACACAACTTGCGAAAGAGGGTTTGGATATTGACCGTATTGATACCCTTATTATACATCTGCCCATGAAAGACACGGAACAAGCCATAGGGAGAACCACACGTATTCACCCAAACAAGAAATACCCTGTGGTGTTTTACCCGTTGGACAATTGTCCTCTTACTTATGCCACTTTTAGCAATGCGCAGAAATTTTTCAAAATAAACGCAGAGTATAAGGGTATTCGTAGTATTCAGACCATAGATACGGTTTTGTAGTTGGAAATTTTTCCGGCATTTGGCAATATATTATATATTACTTATATTTGTTCCTGTTAAAATCGTAGTAGTTTTATGGTAGTATTAAGAATTGTGCAGGAACTGACCAAGATGGTCATGTTCATTCTTCTTTGGGGTACTCCCCCACTTATGGCATGGGTTTATTCCTGTGCGTTTTACCTACTTTTGTATTTTGTTTCCATAATCGGAACATTTATTCTTTTCTCTCATTTTGAAAAACTGGAATATGGAAAAACCAATAAGACCTAACAGACGTGAAAGACGCTTGTTATTGCGAAAAGGAAAACGTGGTGAGGAATACACTACGTATGTGGATAATAAGGGAAACGAGTTCGACTATAAAATCGCGGCTAAACTTTCCTCCTTTCTTAACATCATGTGGGGGTGCACCAAAAGGGGTTTCCCAGTAGTTGTTCCCTATCTGAGATACAATGCTTGGGCGTTTTATCCTTTCTTTTTTATACGTAAAAATGTGCGGAAAAATTTCCAGCAGTCACTTACGCTAATCAATCACGAAAGGATTCATGTTGTTCAGCAAAGGGATATTCATGTAACAATAAGCCTTCCCCTTGTGTTTCTTTGCTGTCTTGCCGAAGCATTTGGATGGTTCAATCCTTTTTATTTACTTTGTTGCATCCCTTTCACGCCTACAATATTATACGGTGCTGAGATGATACGTTCCTTTCATAATTTGGTAATGAGGGAAACGGTATCGGGTTCACCGATTACATTTGAAAAAGTCCGGGCTAATACTTGTTTCGAGCGTGAAGCCATAAGCAGAAGTACCAACCTTGACTATCTGATACAGAGAAAATTTTGGGCGGTAGCCGATTATTTCTAATCAAAAAACAATAAACCAATTTTTAAATAACAGATATATGAAAAAGTACATTGGAACAAAACAGATTGAAGCAGAACCTATGACATTGGGTGAAGCTTGCAGTAAAGGCTTGGTAAAAAGTGAAATAGAAGAGGATGAGTCTTATAAACTAGGATATCACACTCGTACTGAATATGGCTATGAAAGTTGGTCACCCAAAAAACTGTTTGAAGAATCATATCGAGAAGTCAAGGAAGAAACTCCTATCTGTTTCGGTGATGCTATAGACGTTTTGAAACAAGGTGGCGCTATCCGTAGAAAGGGCTGGAACGACAAATGGGTATTTGTCATCAAGCAAATCCCAGCTCATATAGAAAGCGACATTATCCCCAAGATGCAATCTCTTCCGCAATCAGCAAAAGACCTTATTCTGAAAGGTAAGGGATTTATTGACTATACAAGCCAGTGTCTTATCTACAACGAGAATACCGGGCGCGCTGATTCATGGGTACCGTCTATTAGCGATGTGTTTGCCGATGATTGGGAAATTGTTCTTTCCTAATATAAGAATACGCAGATATAGGTGTGGTTGGAAATCTTCCATTTGTTTGGATTCTCCCTACCATAACCTATTATGCGTAGGTTCTTTTTACTGCATGATTTGCCCTAGGAACAAAGGGGTGCTCAAGATACTCAATCTTAAATTTATAAAGTGTATGGAAACTAAGTCTGCAAGTATTAGGGCTGAAAAACTTATAATTACCGACAGCTCCACAAAAGAGGACTATAAGAAGGTTCTTTCCCTTAATGTAGGGGATGTGTTCAAAGTTGAAGGTGACTATGAAACGTGCCTAGCACGCATTGAGGAAGTACGTGCCGAAACTGAGGGTTCTCCCGAAACGTTCGGAGTATGCCCTATAACTCCGGGCACTTCCTTATTTACTGTCTACGGACCACAGCATCTTATTGTTACTGATAAGATGTAAAGTCAGCATTTTGTCCGGCATTTGGACATTTTAAAAACAAAACGTATATTTGAAGTACAAAATTAAACAAAACGCTTACCCGTTAAAACGGTAGGCAACATTATTAATCTTTTAAAATTAAATTATTATGGTATTCGGAAAAATTAAACCAGTAGCTACAATCGTAGCACAATTCGCAGCAGGTGTTGAAGTTGAGTGCATCCAACATGAAGGTAAAATGTTTATGCCTGTCATTGCAGGTGACTTTGACACGGTAGATGATGGTAAAAAAATTGAGGATTCTCCTGCACCTAAGAAATCCGCACCCAAACCGGCTCCTCAAGAGGAAGAGGCTGCTGACGAAAAAGTCTATACCGAAGATGAACTGATGGATATGGACGTTAAGGAACTTACCAAAATTCTGAAAAACGACTTTAAAATAAATCCGGATGATTTTGACGGTAAGAACACCAACAAGAAACTCCGTAATCTGATTCTTGATGCACAGGAAAAAGGTGGTGATAATTCTTCTGATGCAGAAGCAGAGGATGAAAAGCCGGCTCCGAAAAAAGGTAAGTCAAAAGTCGAAGAGGAAGAAGAAACTGAGGATGGTAGTGATGATGAACTGATTGATAACATTGCCGATGTTCTTGAGGACTTCGACAGTGGTAAGAAGAACAAGAAAAAGGCTGTTGCTGCAATTATCGCTTTCGCTGAAAATGAAGATGATGTTGATGCAACAGCGGTGAGTGAAGCCCTTTCCGATTTTGAAGATGATGAAAAGGCAAGCATTGATGTTATGGCTGAACAAATTGCCAAACTCCTTACCAAGAAAAAAGGTAAATCCACTGCTGCAAAATCAAAGAAAAAACCTGCTGAACCGGAAGGTGAGGATGTTGAAATAGACGACCTTGAAAAAGGTGATTTGGTTGCCGTTTACTGGGATGATGAAGAAACCAAAGGATGGTTCAACGGTAAGGTTTCGTCAATCAAGAAAGGTATTGTGAAAGTTAAATATGATGATGGCTCCGAGGACGACCTTGACCCAGAAGTTCATACAAAGATTCGCAGACTGGAAGAGTAATCCGATTACCATTTAGTTTGAGAGCCGATGGTTAGTTCCTTCGGCTCTTTTTTGTTTCACCTAATTTTCAAGACTTATGCCAAAGAGAAAAAAATCAGTTACATTACTAAGTAATGAGCAACTTGCACTCCAAGGATTGGAGTTCATAAATAAAAAGGAACAGGAAAAAGCCATAACCAATGAATTGAAAACATTACGTGTTCCTTTGGAAGATGCGGTTATGGAAATCGGTAGTGAAGATGAAAAAGGTAACAAGTATATCATACTGGAACACGCTGACAAGGAGATTGTCCTAAAGGAAACCTTGCGGTGTGGGAAATCCTTGCTTCCCGAAGCCATAGAAGTATTGAAAAAGAACGGGTTCAAACATTGCATAGAGAAAGTGGAAGTTATCCGTGAATCCGTACTTGAAGATGCCATACTTAACGGTGAGATTGACGAATCCATACTTTCACAGATTTACGGTATGAAAACATCTTATGCTTTTTCCGCTTCTTTAAGAAATCGGTTCGATGGAGAAATTAAAGACTAGAACATTCAAAGTTAACGGTATAGTCGTAAAGGTTGTTACCGTTATGGGGTTTGCCCGTATAATCGGCAAGAGTGCCAGTACCGTAAGACGGTATGAGCACGAGGGTACTATTCCTCCTTGTATCTTTAAAATAAAAGGATACCGATATTATCCCGTATCTCTTGCCGAGGAAACGGCAAAAATAATTGAAACTTTCAAGGGCAGTGAAAGACCTCCTGCCGAGAAAGTCGCTCAGATACATGAACTTTTTGAAAACGAAAGGAGAAAATATGCCTACTAAATCAACTCTCAAGAAACCTGCTTTGGAGGTTAGAAATGATGCTTCCGTATATTACGAGAAATCACTTACAAAAAATTTGGGTGACTATAACTCTGCAAAGATAACTGTCGGAATCACATTGCCGATAAATCCTACCGAGGAAGTTTTGGCATCCGTGAAATCCACCATTGAAATTGCGGACAATATTGTTACCGAGGAATTGAAAGTACAGGTTGCTGATTTAGATGAGAAGTAATGAACAGTCTATTCAAGTTACGGAAGAACATGGCTATCACAGGTCTTGTTCCTTTCAAGTATTTGCTATATGCTGCATTACTTACCAAGGTAACTTCCTTTGAACCGGAAGATAGTGACGAGAAATTCGGTGTATTCTCTGAGAACATATCCGACTTGTACGACTATTTTCCGGAGTTCAATTCCAAGAAAAACAATGAAATTGATAAGGCTCTTGACGATTTGGCGGATGAGGGTCTTATCAGTTTTGACGCAGAAAATCCCGAACTTATTTATCTTGGGGAGTTCAGAGGAAGGAAGCTCTTTACCTTTGAAGTTAAGAGCAGTTTGTTTGAGGAAGCCAAACAGAAACTTGACGATGCCATAAAGGCGTATGGTAAATCCCGTTCCGCAAAAGACAAATCACGGAGCAGGTATATACGTGAGCAGATTGACAAACTGATTGCCGAAAAAGGTGTCGAGGCATTTACTCCGAATGATTTTACAGACCTGCACAGTTACCTGTATGAAATGTACACAGGTGGGGAGGTGTATATCATACGGAGTAAAGTCGAATATTTCCAGACCAACAATATGCTCAAGGCGTATGACAGGTTTACTGTTTTCGCAATTCTTATAGAGGGAACTTTGAACTATGACGAGTATTCCACAAGAGGTGTGCCCACACTTACAAATGTGGCTTACCGAAAGGATGATATTTTCCGCAAACTTACCAGAACCGATTCTGACAGTAAGGACTATATGCGTGAAATGGATACTACTGATGGTTCATTTTAATATTATACTATGACACAGAAAGAAACTGAATATTATTTGTACTGTGGGATAAAACTCGGTTGGCATGATAAGACCTTTGCCGACTACACCAATGATGAGAAAGCGTTAAAGATGGTACGTAACTATATACGGAAATCCGATGAGTTTGTCAATGACGGATTAGGAATGTATCTTTGGGGGAGCAATGGTACAGGAAAATCACATTTGCTTAATTGCGCTTTTAAGAGATTCATTGAAAAGGGTTACACAGTTAGGTTGTTCTCTATGGATGAACTTGTTGACAAATATACAAGCTCGTGGTATTCTGACGAACAGAAACAGGACTTGACCAAGATTCTCCGTGATGTACAATTTCTAGGTATTGATGAGTTCGGAAAGAACGTGGATTCATCAGGAGAACCATTACCGATACCGGATTTTGTAAAACGGGTGATTGAATCAGTAGTCCGTTACCGTGTTCAGATGAAACGCCCCCTGTGGATAACATCCAATACGGAACCTAAATATGTCAAGAAGGTATTTTCGGAAGATGTCGCTTCCCTGTTGAGTGAGGCGGTTGTTACCGTATGCGTTACAGGTGGTGATTTCAGAAAGACTATTGCCAGTAGGAACAAAAGAAAATTAATGTAACAATGACCGAGGGAGAAAAGTTGATGGTTGCTTGCTTGAAACGCAAAGACCAAAAGATACTATCGCTTATCCAGCGAAAATGGTTGGATGGTGCTGAGATACGACAACATAAGTTTATCATGGACTACTATCGTGAACATGGTGAGATTATGGGTGTGAAATCTTTCTGTGAGAGATTTAAACTGGATTCGGGAACTGTGGATTCCCGACCCAGTTACTATCTCAACAATGTAAAGGAAAGATTCATATTCGCCACTATGACCGACAATATCCCAAGAATATTGCGTGGGATAAAGGACGACCCCCGTGAGAAACTTTTTGAGTTGCAGTCTTTGATAGGTATGCTTTCGGTGGATGCGGTTGAAAGTAAGGATGTGTTATACTCCGATGATGTGGAAGCACGTAAGGCTGATTACGAGGAACGTATGAAATCTTTAGGTGTTACATATCTTTCCATGGGGTGTGATGATTTGGACAAAACTTTCTTCGGATACCGTAAACAGGATTTAATTACCATTGGTGGTAAGGCTGGTCAAGGTAAATCGTGGCTGCTTGTTTATCTGGCTTATCTTCTTGAACAGACCATACTTGACCGTATGGAAGCCACGGAAGAAACTTTCGGTGATATACTGTTTATCACAAATGAAATGGGAGAGGAAGAAATAAAGGAGCGTATTGACTGCATCCGTTTCAAGCTCCCCTATGAGAAGTTTATGAAAGGTACATTATCCGAAAGGGAAAAGTCACGCTATTATAGAGGTCTTGACGCTCTTAAAAAACATAAGTCCAAGATAAGGATAGTTTACAGTTGCCAGACCATTGACGAACTTGCAACCTTTATGGGTCTGTACCAGCCTAGTGCGGTATTCGTGGACGGTTCCTATCTTATGGAAAGTAAGATGCAGGAGGGTTGGGAGAAAATAGTCTACATTACCCGTAATCTGAAACGGCTCGCAAAAAATTTCAAGACACCTATTATAAACACTACACAGTTGAAGCGTGGTTCCTCAAAGACAGCCAGTAAGTTTTCTATGGACGGTATGGAAGATTTTGCATACGGTAACTCATTCGTGCAAGATTCGGATATTGCCATAAGAATGTTTCAGGATGCCGATATGAGGTTTCACGATATAATCGGTTGTGAAGTTGTAAAGGCAAGACGTGTCGTTTCCGGAACTACTCTGATTTTCCAGAATGATTTGGATAATATGCTTCATTCAATTACCTTAGCTAAAAAAGAGGAAGATGAAAGACCGAAAGTCGAAACTAAAACAGACTATTGATTTTGTGGACATGAACGGTGTGGGTACTGTCAGATGCCATGATGGATTTCGTGACGTTATGGTGTACGGGTACTTTCATAGATACCATTGGGATTTCATTGTCCATCAGGATGTGGAATTTCCCGACTGCTACATAGTAAGTGAGGCATCTACCGGAATGTGTATGACCGACCCATGTTTCGCTGTTATGGAGGATGCCTTGTCTGCGGCACTTTCCGTTATTGACGAAAAACGGTATTATTTTTTCACCCGTACAAAAGATGTGCTCGTGGATGGAAAGTACAACCTTAATAATAGAAACACGAATCCTTTAACTTTAGGAGTTATGCAGTTATGTATGAATTAAGAAAAGAAACAGGAACAACTTTTGTTTATGCCTATGATGGAACACATGGTGAAATAAAGGCATTTGATTTCCTGTACAGCCATGTTATGTACCATGAGGGTTTTAAGTATTATGTTGGGCATACAGACGGTTATCCCAAAAGGATTGCATTGGTTGAAGCCAATTCCCATGCCTTTGCAGTTACTTATCAGGAAACGGTTCCCAACATAGCTGCAAAAAAACTTTGTGACTTTTATATGTTCAAGCTCAAGAAAAAAGGCCTTGATGTTCCATCGGCTGTTGACAGTTTTAATTCACGGAATAATTTATTTATTGATATATGGAAGATAATAATGTAAGACCGTCTTTCTTTAAGAGAATCGGTTTGTTTTTTCAATTCTTGTGGGAAGCAGTCAAGAATAACTATGTTTCCTTTATTACATGGATGCTCATAGTTATTTGTGTGTTGTTCGTTGTCTGGCTGTTCATTGAGCCTATCGTATGGTGGACACCTATATCTGAGGTTCGGTTATACGTCCGGGCATTTCTTATCATGTTTGCCATAAGCACTTTCTCTACATTACGACTGTATAATTCCATTGTAGTAAATAGCCGTTTTGCTTTGAAGTTGCGTGAGATACTTACCCGTATTGAGAGATTGCTCCCACGCATCAATCAGGTTATGGAATCATCCCGTACATCCGCAAAGGAGAATACAAGTGCCATGACAAGACTTTCTGCCAGTCTGAAAAAATTGTCGGAAGCTATGGATGATTTCAACAGAATGGAGAATAACAAAAACAACAGAAGAAACAATGACTGACTTACTGGAGGTATTCAAAGATTTCAATCCACAGAAAATGACCAACGGGCAGATTCGTATGGAATGCCCGTTCCGTGAAAATCATCCAGACGGTAGCGGAAGAATGTCATTCTTTGTATCTCCCGATAAGAACGCCTATCATTGCTTTTCCTGTGGAGCACACGGAAACCTAGTACGTTTGCTTACCACGAAGTTCGGAGTTAATTATTTCGAGGCGGTGGAAATGGTCAACCTTGTTGACTACCATCCCGAAGAAAAGGAGTTCGAACTTGATTTAATGTGGGATGTGAATAATCCTCCGCAGGAATTTCTTAAAAGGGGTTTGCGCAGAGATACTTTGAAACATTTTCGTGTGGGCATGATGGACAAGGAATGGTTCGTTATTCCTTATTACAAGGATTTCTCCAATCCGGACACTTTGCTCGGTTATCAGAGAAGATGCTATTATCCCGACCGGAAAGTTCGTAACAGTAAAGGGTTCGATAAAAAGAACTACCTGTATAATCTTGACTTTTCATATAACTATGTAGTAGTTGTGGAAGGTCAGACTGATGTTATGCGGTTGTACCAGCACGGTTATAATGCCACGGGTATCATGGGTGCTGACTTAAGTAACTGGCAGGCTGAACAGTTGGGAAAGTTTGACAAAGTGTACCTTGCCCTTGATAATGATACTGCCGGACGAAAGGCTACCGAGATTTGTTATCACTTACTTAAAAATCATACCGAGGTGCTGTTAGTTCCTTATCTCAGCAAAGACCCGGAAAAATGTATATCTCCGAAAGTATGGAGCAGGGCGTTTAATAACTCTACCGATTATCTGCAATACTCTATGGAAATGACAATGAACTGGGATTCATATTTGGACTTATGTACCGAGGTACAAAAAGAATTGGAGGCAAGAAATGATTAATACATTATCACTCAGCGATTATTTGCTTATTGTTCATATTAGTAATGAAGAGGAGGCTATAAATTAATCCGATTCTACTTTAGTCAAGGAACTAACAGCTCTTAAAAAGGATTTGCATAGATGAAAAAATTTTCTTATATTTAAGTGTGACTGATAAAAGCACATTCGTTTTATTTTATGTGTAACCGGCAATACAATGCCATTTAAAATTAAAGATTATGCCAAGTAAGACTATTGAACGTACACGTTCAAGACGTGGTGGTGATGAAAGTTCACCGAGAAGTTCTAAAAGAGAACAAGGTTGGGGTGCTGTTGCAAGACGACAGGAAGAAGTTAAAAAACGCATTGAAGAAGCTGAAAACTCTCTTCGTGAATTTTGGCTTAAAACTGGTGAAAGCGCCATTATCCAGATTCTCCAAGAAGAACCTTATTGTTTTGATGCACATCAAGTGAAAGACAAACGAGGAAAATGGACTATTGTTCCCTGTCAATTGAATACAGGAAAACATTGTGTCCTTTGTTCCGATGGTGTCAAACAGACATGGCGTGCTGCTTTTAAGATTCTTGATTACCGTGGTACTTGGGATAGTGAGAAGAAACGGTTTAAGAACGACAAACCTGTTGAAAAGATATGGATTGTCGGTTCTACTATCGCTAACTCACTTAAACAGGTTAGGGATAAGGACAAGAAAGGAAGAGAACTTAATCAAATGGTTCTTGAGGTCACACGTTCCGGCGAGGGTAAGGAGTCCACTTATAACTTCGAGCAGGCTTTTGACGAAGATGATAAGCGTATGCGACCTATTGACTGGGATGAACAAGGAATGACTGCCGAGGAATATTGCCAGCCGCCTACGGAGGACGAAATTGACGAAGCAGGTTATACCGATGAAGATTAAGTGTTAACTGTAAGGAGTTAGGTTCAAGACTTAACTCCTTATTCTTATTTGAAGTGATTATGATAAAGATTCCTGTTTTCAAAGGTGTGGTTCAGTTACTTGAAAGTATCGGGGAAGTAAAAGAGTATTTCAGTAAGTGCGAAGAGGATAAACTTCTTGCATTTGACTGGGAAACCACAGGGTTGGAATATGATGCGATTCCTCTAGGACTTTCCTTGCACCAAAAAGGTGTGGGCGCTTGTTTTATTCCAGTGGATTTCTTCTTCTCAAAAGGGGTTCCAATGAATGAACTTGCCGAAGTTTGCAATGAGAGGTTTCCCCATTACAAGCTGATAGCACACAACGCCAAGTACGATACCATGATAAATAAGATGAACGGTATCAAGGATGAGTGTTATAAGATATTCGCGGATACACTGGTTATGGTTCATCTAGTAAACCCGTCACTCGACAAACAGCTAGAGAAACGTGTTGCCGAGGATTTCGGTTACGTCAAAAAGACCTTTAAGGAGATATGCGGTAAGGCGTGGAATAAGATAAACTGGTCTGTTGAAGGTGATTCCCTGCTTGAACTTCTTGCTGGCTATGCTGGTGAGGATACTTACTGGACCACGAAAGTATTCTACAAGTATAATCCTCTTATGGATGAGGATGCCCATAGAATACATGATAGAATTGAACTTCCGCTTATTCCGATTCTTCGGGATGCCAAAATTCGTGGGGTTCTTATTGATGTTCCCTTGTTAAAGGAAATGGGTGAGCAGATAACTGCCGAACTTCCCAAGATACTTGATGAGGTGTATGATGAGTGTGGTTGTGTGTTCAACTTAAATTCTGCAAAGCAGAAAGCTGCCGTATTCTTTGATAAGATGAAACTTCCTATTGTAAGCTATTCCAAAAAAACAGGAGCACCCAGTACGGATGCTGCTACATTTGAGGAATGGGATTCTATGGGAATACGTGTCGGTGCTCTTATGAACGAATATTCGGAGTTGAACAAATTGTACACCGGATATGTTAAGGCTATTCCTAACTTGGTTGACGAGCACTCGGTTCTAAGAGGTGACTTGAACAGTTGTGGTACAAAGACAGGACGTTTCGCATCTACCGGACCTAACTTACAGAACCAACCTAACAATTACCATTTTCCCATACGTGAGGCATTTGTTCCAAGACCGGGCTATAAGTTTGTCAACTATGACTACTCACAGTTGGAACTCCGTGTGATGGCGCACATGAGTAAGGATGAACGGTTTATGGATATCTTCCTGCACGGACGTGACCCACATGGTGAGGTTGCCAAAGCCTGTAATATTACCCGTAAACAGGCAAAAGTGATGAACTTTGGCGTGCTGTACGGTATGGGAATCGGTAAGTATATGAGAACTTTCAATGTGGCCAAGGAACGTGCCATTGAGATGATTGACAATTATCATAAGTCGTACATAGGATTTGCCCATTGGAAAGAAGCTACTGAAAATTTTGCCCGAAAACATGGGTACGTGAAAAATCTGTTCGGTAGAATACGTGTTTTCAAGGAAACCACAAAGTCCAAGTTCACCCGTAATGAAGCCATGTATTATGCTGAATTAAGACAGGCGGTAAATACCATTATCCAAGGAACTGGTGCGGATATAGTGAAACTGGCTACTATTGCAATGTGCCGGAAGTTCAAGGAACTTAATCTTGATGCCCATTTTTTATTGCAGGTTCACGATGAGGTTCTTATTGAAGTACGTGAGGACCAAATGATGGAATGTGAAAAAGTGGTTATTGACTGTATGGAAAACACCGTCAAACTGGACGTGCCGTTAATTGCCGATGGCAAAATACTTGCAAACTGGGGCGAGATGAAAAATGACGATATTGTTTCTTATCCATACAGATTCAACTATGGTCTAGTAATGGGAGTATTATAAATGGAAAATTACAAGTAAACTATGGCTAAAAAACTTTCAGTCCTAAACTCCATGTTATCCAAGTTCAATGATACGATGGGTGACGGAGTTGTTCACACTGCGGCTACACTACCTAAGTGCCGTAAGATATTAAGCCGTATTCCGGCATATAACTATGTTACCTGTGGAGGTTTCCCCATAGGAAGAGTTATCGAACATTATGGTGAGAACGGTTCCCTTAAAAGCTATGCTTCCTATGATGCCATAGCAAAATTCCAGCATTATGATTGGGCAAACCATGAGCCTAACGCTTTCAAGTCATTCACCTATAAAGGCGATGATACAATGAGGGAACTGGAATCCTTTGAACTGCGTGACGGTTATAAGCCCAAAAAACCACCTGTGGCACGAAGAGTTGCCCTTGTGGATATTGAGGCTACCTACACTCCCGACTGGGGAGAAAATTTCGGTATTGACAATGAGGGTCTTATTTTGGTAAGACCTACCCTACTTAGTAACTGTGTGGATATTATACAGGCATTGCTTGAGAGTGAAGAAATAAGTCTTGTGGTTCTGGACAGTATGTCCGCTATCGGTACTGACGAGGAAATAGGAAAATCTATGGAAGACCAGCAGATGGCTTCCGGAGCACGGTTCTGGAATAAGGCGTGCCGTAAATTCCAAGCTGCCATGAACAGTAATCCGACAAAGGAATCCACTCTTATAGTTATCAATTCGGCATACCAAAAAACGGGCATAGCATACGGCGACCCAGAAGTCATACGTAACGGTGAACAGTTGAAGCGCACGAAATCATTATCCGTGAAATTCAAGGCACTTAAAAAACTCAACGCCAAAGTTGATGAGGGTGAGATTGTAATAGGAAGAAACATATCCATTGAATGTGTGAAAAACAAGGTGGGTGTTCCCCAAAGAAGTGCTACATTCTTTTACGCTTATGTGGACTATGGAGGTACACAGGCATATTCTACTGATGCCTCCGGACAGATAGTTGACCTTGCCATGAAATACAATCTCGTAGAACGTAAAGGTTCTTGGTATGACTATAAAGACCTCCATGTACAGGGCATAGACAATTTCGTGAGTGAACTTACAAAATCCGGGATGCTTAAAAAGCTGGAAAAGGAGGTGTACCGTGAGATGTTTTAACTTAACTCCCCTACTTATTCCTGTGGCGGTGCTTGTGTTTCTTATGGCTCTCCACACTGAGGTAAGTTTTTCACCGTTCCGTATAACTTTCCATAACTGGAGAATGGTTGTAGGTGTGCTTCTTATTACTTTGGGTGTTCACTTGATATGCCAAGGTGAAATCATAAAGTACAAGAAAGAACGTATTGAGAAAATCGAGTAACTAACAAATCCGGCTGACGGAGTAACAAAGTAGTAACCAATCATAGGTTAGATAATCAGCAATTATACTACTTTAGTACCGAGTTAGTCGGATATTAATATTTGACTATGGGAAAGAAAATTGAAATGACCGAAGATGAATTTAAGAAAATCGTTCTTATCCTCAAATGCAGCAAGAGATATGTCAACTTACCCCCTAACAATTTATTTTTGGGGAACCTTTGGAGGGTGTCCAGTAAACTGGCTGACAAGTTGTTGAAAAGAAACGGTTTTCAAATTGTCAAAGGTACAGGAAGTCGTTATACAGTAAAACCTGTGGAGGACAAAAAACCGGAAACTGACTAAAACTTTACGATTATGGCAAAAGGACTTTTTGGAGGACTGTTTGGTGGTCAAGGACTACAAATGGTTGGTAAACTTACAAAGCAGAACATGGAGAAACTTCAAGCATCAAAACCCCATGATGAAAAGAACGTGGAAGATTCACCTCTCCGCAAATTACGTGACGCAATCAAAAAGTAATCTCGAAGCCTCATTGGAAAATCCAGTGGGGCTTTATTTTTCAGATTGTTTTCCTCCTAAATTTTTCCTATACTCAAGTATTAAAAATTTCTCACTATGAAAAAAGGAACCGCCTATGATTGCTAAACTTTTAGACTTTGGTTTATTATGAAATATTTAAGAATACATTAAAATGCTTGACTGATGAATAAAGAAATTGAAAAAGCCGCCTATAAGTTTGCGGAATCGCAAAATGACGGAAATGCTTTTACTGCTTACTATAAAGGATTTATTTCGGGTGCACAGTTTAAGGAAAACACTGATAATGTTTCTTTGAACAAGAATACTATTCCACCAATGACAAATTCACTTGGAAAACATTGGGTACAACCAGACCCTAGCGGTTTTGTTTTGGACGATGATTATGTGCTTATGAGTAAACTGGACTTTGACTTATTGCCGGATTATACAAACTCCGAGCCTACGGGTAAGTATAACGGTAAAATGTGGAAAGGGCAGTTTAATACTACTAAAGGTAAGAAATGGTTTCTTGCATGGTGTCACGATGAGAATGAGGTTTCCAATCTTATTTGTATTTCTTACCGTGAAATATTGGTAGTATAGATTATATGGATAATTGAATTCTTACAGTTATGAAGAAGGTAGAAGTAGGAACCCTTGATAGTCACGAACTGTTTGAACACAGGGGAGTAATCTATGAGGTTTTATATAAGACGGATTATTGTGTCCGTTGCCAATACCCGAATGACAAATACCGTTACAGGGATAAATGGAAATATCTCTATACCGAGTTTAGTTTATGGACAAAAGTGAACAAGATATGAAAACACTGGTTTTTGATGTAATGCTTGACGGGCGGTTTATACATACGTTCAGATACCAATACTGCCCGTTGTTCCCGATAGACGAAGAGGAACTAGAGAAGTTTGTCACTGACAGGCTTCCTACGTTAAAAGGAAAAGATTTTAAAATAGTATTTTGATATGAAACAGACAGTAGAAGAAGCAGCAAGAGAAAATATCCTGTTTAATCACAGGACAGTTGACAGAACTTTGTTTGGTAAAGATTTGGCAAAGTTTGGAGAGATGAATTTCGTTCAAGGTGCCGAATGGCAGTCAAAGCAATCTCCTTGGATAAGCGTTAATGAACGGTTGCCGGAAAATGAAGATATGGTATTTACACTCTGTAAGGTGAAGCGCTCTAATAATTATTTTATATGTGTAAACAATTATATAGATGGAGAATGGGAAGCAAAAGCATTAGTGTATTATGATACGGTGTATTATGATACGGTAGCTTGGATGCCCATCCCGTCTTTTGATGATATACTAGAAGCCAACAGAGATGTACTTGAACGGATTAAAGAGAAAGGAGATTAATTATGGGATTCAGTAGAGGAGCAAAGCCGGGTGCAGAAAACAGAAAAGGAGGAATAAATTATGTGTAATTCAATAGAATGGGGCAGATGCGAAATATGTGGAAAAGAAACCCAGTTGGAACGTACTTATTTTTACTATCCAATTCATTGTGAATGTTGTGGCAATAAGGAAAATAGACATTTTGAAATGATAAGACATTGTAAAAAATGTCCTGCCCCTATGCCTAAAGAAATACATCCACTATGTAAGGCAATGGACGGTAAGACTTATCATGCGAGTGTTTCCAATATGCTTCCCATTGATATTCATGGAGAGTTTATTATAAATGAGCGAATAATTAAGGAGGAATAACTATGGGATTTACAACACCGTGTTTCATACGCAAAAATACTGATAATATTAGAAATAGATTAAAAGAACTTGGCTATTATTGTAATCCATATTTAGGTTGGCATAATCTATGTACTTGTATGTTTGGAATTATTTCGGTTTATTCATGGCGCGATGATGATATAAATGCTCTTAAAGAAATAGATGTCCTTGTTGATTGCGGAGCTAACGAGGAACTTTTCCTAGCTATCGCTGCATTAAGGGATGATACGGACAAGTACCAATGGTTTACCGATGGGGATTTATGGTTTAAATGTGGTGATGAAGTATGTAATGAAGGTAGAAAAATACACAAGGCTACTGTAAACGAATTGATTGAACATTTTAAAATAAAGGAGGAACAATGAAAGCAAGAGTAAAAGCAACAGGGGTTTTGGTAGATGTAATTCCCAAAGTAAATGTCAACGCTCAACATAGCGGAGATAATCTATATGTATGTGATAACATGGTTTACAGAGAATGCGAACTTGATTTTTTGAATGTTGGGAATTTAGTAATTGATTGGGAACAACGTAGGTACGAATTAGCGAAAGATATTATTAAGGCTGTTATAGCAGATGACCGTGGGGGTAATTCTGATGCAATCGCTAAATATGCGGTTAATTGCGCTGATGCACTAATTAAAAGATTAAAGGAGGTAAATAATGGATAGCGTACAGACACAAACACTTTCCATTAAAGGACATGGAGGTGGTGAAGCGTATATTGACTTTTGCGATGGACAATTGTGTGTTTCTGTTGTTATAGAAGGGAAGCAAGCGGATTTTAGCTTTGAACCTGTTACTCTAGGAATGTTTGCCCATGCTTACAAACTGCATTGTGAAGAGTGTAAAGCCTATGAAAAACGTAACGAAAATAGCCAAGAGGTCAGCCGGACTTAGCCAAAGATGTTCGATTTGCCCACTTTTGAGAAGCTGTACTCCGGAAATAAACAGAATTTGTTTTGACAGCTTTGTAGAGGGTTTCAAGAAAGGAGCCAAGGCGGCAGAAAAAGAAATAAACAAGAAATTCAAAACAGGAAAGAAATGAGTTACATAGATAACACAAGAAAATCGTATTCATATCCATACGAGATAACGGTCTGTATGACCAAAGAGGAATGTAAGATATTGCTTCCGTTCTTTCAGAAAGCATATAAGAGTGTAAAATCAAAATACGAAAAGTATAATGATATTCACAATGGAGGGGAGGCTACGGAAAGAGAAGAAAATCTTCTTATGAAATACTCTGAGCAGTTGGAAAGACTGGAGAGTATTTTATCATCTATTGATGAAATTTTAAAATAAACCAAAAATATGATAGATGCTTGCATACTTACAACATTAATAGAAATGTTATTTCCCCAAGAAACGGTATTTAATTGTTTTGGTGTGGCAGTAACATTCCTACAATGGAAGGTTCCCAAGACTGGTCTTCGTTTTGAGGCGGTTCAAAGAAATGGGAAATGGGGTTGTGTTACTTCGTTTATGGCAAGTACCCATGGGTATGGACATCCTCTTACCCGTTCTAACTGTGTGCATGATACTTTGGAACAAGCTGTAATGCACGCATGGAACAAAGAAGTTCTTCATGGGTTTAATATGGGAAAAACCAATTGGGAAACTCATGCTCGTAAAGAGTATTCCAAGTGGCTTGAAAGTTCTGATAAAATTTCTTATTTTAGTGTACAAAACTTATTTTAGGAATATGACTGAAAAACAAAAACAGCAGTATCTTACTGCACAACAGGCGAGGGAAATCGCCACCACTCCTTACAGGGAGGTATTTACCAAAATAAAAATGGCTGCTGAAAGCGGCAAGTGTTCATTGACGATAGGATTCTGTACGGATGTGTCCGAGTTGGTAGAGATACTTAAAAGTGTTGGTTACTCTGTAACTCTTACCACCAGTTACAGGGATAGCGTAATGAAGATTCACCGGATATATTCTATACAATGGTAAAGAGTAAATTCGGGTATCTGAACAAACTTATGGACGGTTCCACTACTACACGGGAGCGTTCCAAAAAACAGGAAAGTCGTATAGCTAAAAAACTCCGTGGCTATACGACTATCAATTCAGGAGCCACATTCGGGCAAAATGATGTGATTACTGATTTTTGTGAAATTGAGGCAAAAACCACAGCCCATGAATCATATAGCCTTAAATTATCCGAGTGGGTTAAACTGAAAAAGAAATGTTCGGCTAAAAAAATTCCTATCTTTGTGGTGGATTTTGAGAAATCCCGTGACAGCCTTGCTATTCTTACTTATGAGGACTTACAATTTTTGATTGAACTTGCGTATAAGGATAACAGTTAGGGGGTTTTGTTATTTCCATAAAAATTTGTATATTTAACTATGCCGAAAATAAACTTATACCGTATATTCCGCTTTGAATATAAGAAACAACAACACGGGTTGTTTAAAGTGGTGGAATATTCACAAATGACTGATGGTACAGGATTCCGGAAAAGAACACTCCGAAAAAATCTGGATTTGAGCACCGCAGAGAGTATAATTTATAACTTAGAAAAATCACATAAACTTTTTTAATCTCACAAAATGGAAAAATATTACTTTTTGAGAACTCTCGTAGAAGAGGGTAGACAACGTTGTAAGGCACTTAACGGTCAGACTTTTGAAGATGGTACTAAAATCGACAGCACGGTAAATGTAAGTGCCGACAGGTCTTTAAGGGATGCGTACCCCACGGGTACAACCTTTGTGACCGATATGCTCAAGCCTGCCAGTAAGTATTATCAGGCAGGAAACATCTTTCCTATCGGTATTCTTGATGCTGATTATCGGGACCCGAAACATAAGCCTACCGAAGAAATGGTTAGAGCCTATGAAATATTTATAGGTACCTCCACCTCTTCTTATGATTCTGGCAGTTCAGATGAAAAAAAGGACACCAAGACTTCCTCCAAAACTTTATTGGGGAAGATGAAAACAAATCCGGAATTTAAAATCCCCTCTATCGGTTCAGAGGGTTTCTATGTAGATTCAGATGTATGGTATCTGCTTATGCGTAATATTCAGAATCAGGTGAACACGATGCTTATCGGTGCTACGGGTGGTGGTAAGACCGAACTTGTGTTACTTGCCTGTAAGAAACTTGGCATATCCTGTTCTGTCTATGATATGGGTTCCATGTATGACCCAGTAGCCGGACTTTTAGGTGTACACCGATTGCAAAAGGGAGGTGTATCAGTATTTGACTATGCCAAATTTACAAGGGATATATCCAAACCGGGTGTAGTGCTTTTGGACGAGTTATCCCGTGCACCCGTTACTACTAATAACATTCTGTTTCCCTGTCTTGACAGCCGTAGAAAACTTCCTGTGGAAATTGCCGGCGGTGAGGACTTACGTGAAATAGAAGTGCATCCGGAATGTTGTTTTGTAGCAACTGCCAATGTTGGTGTGGAATATACGGGTACAATGAGTATGGACCGTGCACTTGTAGGACGTTTCTTCCCTATCGAATTATCATATATGCCACCGGAACAGGAAAACAAGGTTTTGGTAAAACGCTGTGGAATTTCCCTTTCGGACGCTACAATTATTACAAAGGTTGCAAACAGTTTGCGTAATATGTATAACAAACAGGAGATAAGCAGTTCCATTTCCACCCGTGAAACTCTTATGGTGGGTGACTTGGTTGCTGACGGATGGGATTTGGTACGTGCTATGGAACTGGTTCTTCTTCCTCTTTTTGAAGGTACTCGCTCCGATGGAGAACGTGGTATCGTATGCAGGGTGATTAGTAGTAGATAAAAATTTCTTGCCTATGGCAACAAGTAATCAATTTCCCGTAGACAAACCTAAGAAAAAGACCTACGGTAGCTTGTGGTATAACGGGAAACGCATCTTGAAAGATAGGGCGTTTCCTATACTTAATGCCAAGAAATCCGAGTTGCTTAAAACCGGGTATTATAAAAAGGAACTATTTAAAATAACATATTGACTATGGCTGTGGATAAAGATATGGTTGTCACCGATGAAATCGTGGACGAACTTTTGGAAGATTGGTTGGAACGTGACGGTAAGGCGTTCACACATATACGAAAAGAGGGGAAACTTGATTGGGAAAGTACCTTGGAAGAGGGAAGTGCCTATTCTTCCTACTATCTGGAATGTGCTGATGAAGCAGAACTGATAAAGCGTGCATATCCTCTGGCACGTGATATGATAACTTCTATGGATATTCCCTACAAGGTAAAAGTTGTAATTCATAACGGGGAGGACAGTTTCACTGACTTTCAGAAAGTACAGGTTTCCACCATAATGCTTACTGACAAGGCTCTTACTGTTGGTGAACGGTTGGACGTATTTTTGGGGACCACTGTACATGAGGGATGCCACTTGTTGTACACAAACAAGGAACGTCTGACTTCTATCGGTAACAGAATCATATCCCGATTATTCAATATACTGGAAGATGAACGTATTGAGAAACTTTGCGGTGATTTGAAACCGGGTTTCGCACGATTCTTGGAACGAAGCAAATATTACTGGTTTGACAGTTACTACTTGGATTATGTCGCTCCCAAAAAAGAAAAATCGGAACTTAATGATTTTGAGGTTCTTCTCAATCTTATACTGGAGATTGTCCGATACCCTAAATACATAGATGAAGCCGAGATAGTAAAGTATGCTCCATATCTCGTTGAAATAAAGAAAGTGCTTTTACCCTATCCAGTAACTACTAAGGAAACGATTCTCGCTGCCTATAAGGTTTTTGATATTCTTAAAGAGTTCTATAAGGACAAACTTGAAGAGGAAATGAAAGAGGATTCCGCTTCCGGAGGAGGACTATCGGGTGTGGAGGTTGAGAAACGAATGGCATCCGACAGTTCGGATATACTTGACAAACTTGACCGTTCAATGCCGGACCGTATGGATGACTCCAAAATTGCTGATGCCGTGAAAAAGGACAGAGGTTTGCTTGGAGATGTATGTGAGGGCACAGTAGATATGGGAGGAACCAAGGATGCCTTTTTCAAATTTCCTCCTACTAATGAGGAACGGTACAAGGAATCACTTGCCAGAGTTAAACGTTATGCTCCAGCAATATCCAAAGTTATACGTTGCCATTGTAAGGAATACCAGTACATACACCGCTCTATGAGAAGCGGTATGCTGGATACTTCCAAACTTGCCGAAGCCGTACAGGGTGTTCCTACCGTATATATCCGACAAGGTGAAGTAAGGACTGACGGTGTAAGTGTGGGCGTGCTTATTGACGAGAGTGGTTCCATGTGCGGTGGTAGAATAGAAGCTGCCCGTGATACTGCCATACTTATCAATGAGGCTTTGGGGGATTCTCCAAAAGTGGAACTGTTCATTTACGGTCATTCGGGTGACAGTCGTTTTGACGGTGCTACCGAACTAATGATTTACCGTGAAAAAACTTTCAAGCCAAGGTATTCCCTGGGTTCTGTTGAGGCAAGATGTGAAAACAGGGATGGTATTGCCATACTTGAAACCGCCCAGCGTATTCGCAAACAGACACAGAATCATGTTTTGCTGTTTGTTCTATCAGACGGTGAACCGAGTGCTTCCCGTTACAGGGGCAGTAAGGCGATAGAACATACAAAGGAATGTGTGGATAAAGTAGAGAAAATGGACTTTACTGTAATTCAGGTCTGTATTAATATGTGTTATGACCCAAAGACAATGTTCAAACATTGGGTTGTGCTTGAGGACATGAGTAATCTCGCTTTCAGCTTAGGGAAAGTAATCAAGAAAGCTACTCTAAGTGCAGCAAAAGTTCATGTTTTATAAACAGCATTTTGGAAACTAAAAAATATTTGTTATCTTTGAAACATCAAATCGGAGGTTAAATGATGTTCTAGGAACAGCGTTGGATTTGTGAGATTGCCGATGCTGTTCCACTTGGTTCCATAGCTCAGTTGGATAGAGCAACGCCCTTCTAAGGCGTGGGTCAAGTGTTCGAGCCACTTTGGAATCACCAGACTCTCTGATATTTGTAATTTTCCATTCCGTGTTAGGAGCAGTTCAGAAATGGCTGCTCCTTTCCTTTTAACTTAAATAAAAATGACTAGAGGTGGTATAGGGAGGTTACTCCGTAAAACTATAAAAGGTTCTTCCGATGAGAAACCTTTATCAATTTCTGATAAGATAAATTCTGCCTGTGTAAACGGGGTTACTTCTGCCAGTATATTTTCCGTTTTGGGAATCCGCAGAAAGATTAAGAAACTTCTTGGTATAACAGAAGATTTTAACCGTGATATTTTCTTTATGGAGTTCATGGATTTCTATATGACTGTAATGGCTCCGGATAAACGTGCAGAAGGTGTATTTCACCCGTCACAATTATTGGACGGATGCCCAAGGCTCATGTACTATGACTTATGTAGGCTTCCTCCCAGTGACGTTAGGGTTTCCACCATCACGGGGGAACTTCAAAGAACATTCGATGTGGGTACATGGTATCATGTATATATGCAGGCTATACTTTATAAAATAGGACTTCTCGAACAGGCGGAAGTTCCAGTAGTGAATAAAGACCGTTACATAAATGGTAAGGCTGATGGTGTATTCAAGAAATCGGTATTCGGGGAGAAAGTGGTTTTGGAAATAAAGACCATGAACTCTTTCTTTTACAGAAAAGCGATATTCCGTCCATTTGCCAAACATGAGTTTCAGGCATCCCTGTACGCTAGAGAACTAGGTGCTACTAAAGTTCTGTACCTGTACATAAACAAGGATACTTCCGAAATAAAGGATTTCCTCATGCCCGTAAATGAAACGGAGTTGGAAAAAGCCGATGAAAAGATGAACACTATTATTGACTGTGTGGAAACTAAAACTCCTCCTGCAAGAATTTGTCCGGACGCCCATTGCAAGGCTGCTTTGAGCTGTCCTTATACAACTTATTGTTTTAAACATTAAATCTCACAAATTATGCCAGTAAGAAAACCTAAAGAGGAATCTTCTCCGTTAGAAAGATTCCGTAAAGTATTTGCCGAGGTAGAGGCTCCAAAAGGAGGTTTACCCACAATGCCAGTAACCATAGCGGAAACAAGTTCTACCGAACTGGGTAACATGATTGCCAAATATTCCGCATGGCGTGAATTTACCGAGGATAGACACATGGAAGCTTGTGCTGTTTATGCCCAATGTAAGTCTGAATATGACTTAGCGTGTGATAAGGCGATGCTGTCCGCAGGTGGTGGTACTGTAACCGAAAGAAAAACTTCCGCTAAAGTAACTCCCGAAGTGGAGAAGTTGAATAAGAAACTTCTGGGAGCGGAAATATTCCGTGACCTACTTGCGGGAAAACTCGAATCATTCAGTAATGTGCTGGCAATGCTTAGTAGGGAACTGACACGAAGAGGTGTCGAAAATATGTAGACTTATGCCCCATAATCCTAGTTGTTTCCCTTTGGGAAGCTATATAAAAAGTGTATATTCAGGCAAGGTATATCAGATTACCCAGTTCTACAAAAACGGAATGTGTAATCTTTATCAGCCTTACCTAAATTCTAATGAAAACTGGAACGCCTGCAATAATCCACATTTTGTAAGAGTAGATATTCCAGTGGAAATATTAACCGTTTTAATGTAATGCCTAAAAGAAGTATCGGTAGGAGATTACGACCTAAGAAGGAAGTTATCCGTAAGAATAATGTAGTGGTTAAGAAACCAACGTCAAAGAGCTGTTGGAAGTCATTTGAAAGAGAAGTTGCCAAACATTTCGGTACAAAGAGAGTTCCATTGTCCGGAAGTAATAGCGGTCATAATACTAACAGCGACACGCTTCATCCCAAACTGTACATTGAATGTAAGGTTAGGGGAAAATCCGCTATATGGACTTTGTTCGAGGATACTAGGAACAAGGCTAAAGTGGAGAAAAAAATTCCCATTATCGCTTTGCGCCAAAAAGGTGGTAAAGGATACCTGCTTGTTATACGTCCGGAAGATTTACATAAGATTTCAAAAATACAACTTGAATCTGTGGAAGTAGACGAATAATTGTTATATTTGCACTATTCAAAGTCACGCTGGGTAAAATCGTAGTAATTATGGAAGCAATTAATGAAGTACAAGAAAAAGTCACTACCCTAAGATGCAGTTCATCTACTGATGCCAAGAAATTGGCTGGTAGTATTTATTCTACCTACCAAAGCAATCCCGATAATGATATTATAATAAGAGTTATTGGTGCGGGTGCGCTTAACCAAGCTATTAAGGGTGCAATTATAAGCAATAAATTTTTTGCTAAAAAGGGAATATTGATAGGTGTCCAGCCGTTTTTTCAGGATGCGTCCTTGAATACTACTGCTATTGGACTTAAAATATTCTTTTTAAGTATATAATTTCGCAGGTTTTATTTGGAAGAATAAAAGTTTTTAGTACATTTGCACAAGCGGTTTTTACAGCTAATCGCTTTATAAATGAATACTGCTGGACTTTTAAATTTTCACTATTATGGGAACAACTAGAGGTGGAGGCGGTGGTGGCGCTGCCGGTACTGCTCGTAGAGGCGGTGGCGGTGGACGTAGAACTGCTACTCGTGGTGGCAGTGGACGTAGAACTGCTACTCGTGGTGGACGTAGACGTTAAGCCCTCCAAAAGTATTCACAAAAAGCCTGCTATTTACATAGTGGGCTTTTTTCTATTTTAATAAGATTATGAAAAGAGAAAAAGTAGTTTTGCTGTTTACTGGAGGTTTTGAAAGCCTGTATAATCTGGATAAACTCTCCAAATCGTATGATATTCATTTGTTCTATGTTGACTATGGGCAGGACAATATTGAAAAAGAACTGTCTGCAATAGGTTATTATATTGAAATCTATAAAGATTCCGTCAAGAGTTTCCGCAAAGTAACTTACCCCTTACAGTTTGAGCCTATTCGTGATAAGGATGGTAACGTGCATAATGTGGATATTCCCTGCCGGAATCTTTTGTTTCTTTCTATGGCAGGTAATTATGCTACTGCTATGGGAATAAAGAAAGTGGCATACGGTGCTGTGGATTTGGGAAGTTCATGGTTTGACGGTGGTTATCTTTTCTATGAAGAGGCAAAATATTTGTTTGCCAAGTCTTATAAGATTAAACTTCTTGCTCCGGCAATGAATGTGCCGTTTGTAAAACTGGCTAAGAAATTAAGTACGCTAGATTACTCACATCTTACTTTTTGCCCCGATGGGGAAAACGAAAAACGCAATTGCGGAGTATGTGACAAATGCCAGAAAGTAATAACTTCATTACGTAGGGAAAAATGGAGCGCAGAGTTCTTGAAGAAGGTAATGAGTTGAGTAAAAGAAAAGCCACTCTGTTCTTTTCCGCATCATCCGTAGGTGACTATACCACATTACGGGATTTCGGTATAAAGGACACGTTGGTTTCTTACTTCTACTTGAGAAAGTCACTCAAATTTTACCCACCGCAATTGGAGAAACAACATAAGGAAGGTGGTATATTTATGACGGACTCCGGAGCTTTCTCCTTTATGGGTAAAAAAGTGGAGCATAAAATGACTACCGAAGAATACTGGCTTCCTTATTTGGAGGAATACGTGGCTTGGTTGCATGAAAATAAAAAGTTTATATTTGTCGCTGCAAACCTTGACTTGGACATGATTGTAGGTAGGGAAGTTGTTGACCGATGGAATGAAAAATATTTCAAACCGCTCGAAAAGGATATAAACGTAGTATATGTGGTGCATCAGGACGCACAGGGTGACAAGACTGGTCTGTTACGCCTTAAAGAGTATTGCCAGCAACATAACTACGTAGGATGTAACCAGACTATGAAAGACAATGCTGCCGAGATATATCGCATTACAAATGCCTATGGAACAAAAGTACATGGGTTTGCTTGGACCGAAATGAACCTGTTGCAAAGATTCCCTTTCTTTTCCGTGGATTCTGTAACATGGTTGGGAGGTACTCGTTTTGGTACTACTTATAACTATGACGGGAAAAATTTCAGCACCATTGACTACAAACATAAGTACAGAAGAAAGGCTAACCGTATCAAATATGAGGATGCCGGGCTGAGTATGGAAGATATACGTGGTGAAAAGCGTATTCCTATAAATAACATGAACCTGCTAGGGTGGTTGGGATTCCGCAGGGAATTTCTTAAAATCGCTCACTGCAAGCTAAAGAATAAACCTGTTTTGTATTACGATAAAACAAGAAGATAGTATGGCAACTGATACAATTGAAAAAAGAATCGAGGCTGTTCGTGGTACGGAGGATGCTGATTTGTTGAAAAGACATTTGTGTCCTTTCTTTGAAAAAGGGGGTTATCCCGACTGCATGACTTGTAGAAAAACCGAGGATAATCTTCTTGACTGTCGGGAGTATTATCTTAAGCGGATAAAAACTCTCCCTATGGATATATGGTGTGAGGACTTTGACAAGTTTATTGTCAATACCCGTGACAAGGTATCTGTAAATGAGATTATAGGCGTAGGAATGAACTGCAATTCCTGCTACATTTATGACAAGTGTCCTATGTACAGAAAGGATTTTGCCTGTGGTATAGACTGGGGTGACAAGAAACCTGCCACACCTGCCGATATGATGGACTTCCTTATTGACATCCAGTATGAAAGAGTAAGAAGAGGTTCTGTTATTGAAAAGGTTGACGGTGGTGTCGCTGATGCCGGACTTTCCGGAGAGATTGACCGCCTTAATGATTTGATGGCTGCCAAAGCCGAACTGGGAAGAGAACGAATATCGGTAAATATCGAGGCTAAAGGTGCTGCTGGGGGTGCTGCCACTTCTGCCGGCGGTGGTATCTTATCCAAAATATTCGGAGGTGCTCCCAAGGAAATAGAACAACCGTCCAACATATCCATTCCGGCAAAACCGTCCTCACGTGAGGATATAGTTGATGTGGAGGAAATAGTGGAGGAAAAGGAAACCGAAAAAGTTTCACGTAAAAGAAAACGGCAATGAGAAAACCGAAACGCAGACTACATTCTACAAAATATCATAAGAAACCTAGACAGTTATGGAGAACAAACGTACCCAAGAACTCTTCCGCTACTTAGTGGGGAGTTCTATTGAATTTAGAGTTCCCAAAGGTTGTGAAAAGCCTTTGAAATCCTTGACCGGAACTAAAAACAAGATTGTAGAAAACACACGTCTGGCTGAACTTGCCGGAGGTGTTATATGTATTTCCCTATTAGGGGAAATGGCTAACTATTACCGACATCAGACTTACTACCCTATGGTAAGGGGTAATATCACGCTGGGAAGATACTATGAACGTATAAACGACTACTTGGATACTCCTACCGAGGAACGTGCCGAAAGGCTTATAGACCTTTTGCGTAGTGAGAAACCTAAACTCCGTGATACGATTGTAAATGCCATAGGGTACTTTTGCGGCATCTACAAAAGTAAGAGAGAAATGTTTTCCCCTTATCTTAACCGCTCGGAAAAATTATTTGTCTTATCATTCTAAATATAACCAATATGAAAATAAACAGCATCTATCCCGGCTATATGGGTGAGGTAAACCGATTCGGAATCGGTATGCCATGTACTTTTATCCGTTTATCAGGATGTAACTTGAGATGTTACAAATCAACCAAAGGAGTTCTTTGTGATACTCCGGAGGCATTGGAAATGAGTAGTGGAACCGAAATGGGACTTGACGAAATACTAGCCACGTGCCATGATATAGGGCATAACATCATTTGCCTTACAGGTGGTGAACCATTGTTGAAGCGCCCAGATATTCCTAAGTTGATTACAGACCTCATTCAAGCTAACTTTCTTATCGTGGTAGAAACTAACGGGTCTGTTTCCCTAGCCAATTATGTTCCTTTCAGAAATTACTATGGTGACATGGGCGGAGAGTACGTAAATCGTATATCTTTTGTGGTTGACTATAAACTAGGCAGTACAGGAGAAACTACAAAAATGCGCTCGGAAAACTGGGTGCTTATGGATGAACACGATTATCTTAAATTTGTCATAGATGATATTTCCGACTATGAACAAATGAAAGAATGGATAGGTGCACACCCGAAATTTAAAGGTAAAATAGCTGCCGGACTTATGTGGGGTTCAAAACTTACTTATGCCGAACTTATGGAAAACCTATCCAAGGATAACCTGTCAAGTTTTGTCATATTGAATATGCAGGCACACAAGATGGGATGTATGTATGATGTGTTCAAGAATCAAATTAATAAAGTATATATTCCAAAAGACTTGTAATTAAGAATATTATTTGTATCTTTGAAACGGAACAGAATTTCGTAGTTGACGTTTCAAAAATGTGTAATATTTAAAAGTTTAACAAAATGGCTAAAATTGAAAACTTAACAATCCTCAATCCGGCAGATAAGACACATTTGTATGCTGTTGCGATTGGTAAGGGTGCTCCGGCTGATGTTGACGATAGATTGGAAGAATTTGCTAATATGGAGTTAGTTACTTTTAAAGAATTGACGGCAGGATTTTTTCTGGGTTTTGAACACTATTTGTGGGCTTCGGGATGCTCACGTAATACTTCAGCGTGCTATTTCCGAGCGTTGCGGGCTATTTGTCGGGAAGCAGAAAAGGAGAAAGAGCTGAAAGACGCTAAGCGGCTCTTTAGTGAGGTGTTTATGGGGTATGAGGAGACGAGGAAAAGGGCGCTGAGTATTGAACAGCTTCGTATGGTGGCGGATGCAGATTTGGAGGATGTACCCAGTTTGGAGATGGCACGGGATCTGTTTATTCTTTCTTATTATTTAAGGGGGATTCCTTTTATAGATTTAGCTTACTTGAGGAAGACGGATATTCAGGATAATGTGCTTTGCTATCGTCGTAGCAAGACGGGGAGGATGTTGACGATTACGCTTGAACCGTGGATGTGGGAAATTATTGAGAGGTATAGGTGCGAGAATACGGATTCGCCTTACCTGCTGAAAATTATTCAGAAACCGGGAAGCATACCGGAAGAGAGGCGGCAGTATGAAAGTGCCCTGCGACTCTATAATAAACATTTGTATCGGTTATCTGAACGGCTGGGATTTGGGGTTAGGCTGACTTCATATGTGGCGCGCCACACGTGGGCGACTCTGGCGTATAATGAGGATATACCCGTATCTAAGATTAGTGCAGGATTGAGCCATGCTTCAGAGGAAATTACGCATACTTATTTGAGATCGTTTTCTGATGAACAACTGGCGGTGGTAAACTTGCAGATGGCAGCGTTGGTTAATCCGATGGCAGAAAAGGAATGGAAGAAGAAAGAAAAGGAAAAGGGAAATAGGAATGATAAAGAGAGTAAAAGCTCTCAGAATGAGCTTCATATTCCTGTTCCGATTCCCGGTAGGAAACGGAACGATTCCGGCGGTAAAGGAACAATTTCCAATTGAAATAAACAAGGAAAGCAGGAAATACTTATCGAAGTTTCCCAGTTTTCTGTAAAAAATCAGTTAAATTACAACACCAGACACGACAAAAACATCTCTCTTATCCTGAAAGTTAGATTTTGTCTCAAAAAGTCATGTCAATAAATATTATATTCCTGTAATAATATGGTATATCAGTGGAAAAGCTCTTTGTATTGATTAAAAAGCTTTCACTTTTTTTGTTTGAATACATAATTCCCCTACCCATATCTCAATATAGGGAAATCTCATTACTAAATCTAAGAATAGAGGGAAGGAAGAGATGATTATTGTCTTCCTTTTTTAGCATAGGGAATGATTATTATCCGCCTGATTCATGGTTACGATGGCATCCGTTCCGTTTCCTACCGGGAATCGGAACATTCCAAACAAAACAGACAATAATCTACATAAAAAGCAAGCGCTATGTTAACACTCAGAACAAAACTCGCCCTGGCGGTACTGCACGACATACAGTATAAGGATTACCAGTTAAGTACTTCACTTAATCCTTCGCCTTCCGAAATCGCGTACCTGCTGCAAAAGCTATCAAAAGGACGCCTAATAGCACTGATAGAAAATCGACCGGATAACCAGTCTGATAACCGCCCGGAATCCTACCGCCTTGCCTGTGCATATCATCAAATCAACCTCCTTTCCATTCTTGAAGCATTGGGAGAAGGCGTTTACTTCAACCGCCCCAGTGACGAAAAATTCTATTCCTGTTATGGGACGACAGCCCGCAAACTGGGCATTGTCAATCAGATGACACGCCTTTATCTGATGGAAATTTCCATAGCCGAACTTCCCGTGAACGAATGCCTTATCGAGAACTCCATACCCCATATTTAAACTGTGCAATAAATCCGAATTGCC